GGTGGAGCTGTTGCTGGTCCAGTTGGTGGAGCTGTAGGTGCTTACATTGGCGGTCAATTGGGCGTGAAAGGGGCGCAAATGATAGAAAAAACTGCGTTAAAGAAATCAGCACAACAGTTAGAAGCAGAAATGAAGAGAAATTCTGAATTATCAAAAACTAAACTTGAAGACATAGGGAAAAAATAATGGCAGTCAATCTATCACCAGTAGGAAACGGTTTCCAATTCCTATCAAGCACAATCCCCAATGTTCCACTTGCTGGTGGCTATATCTACACCTACCAAGCTGGATCGAGCACGCCACAAGCGACTTACACAGATAGTTCAGGCGCAACAGCTAACACCAATCCTATTGTTTTAGGCACAGACGGTAGAACACCCTCTGAGATTTGGTTTACAAGTGGTTACAACTACAAGTTTGTAATCACAGATTCGTCAAACAACGTCATTCAGACTTTAGACAACCTGTACGGAATCATTGGTACAACCCCATCGGTATCAGCCGTTCCAGCAGGCGGTATTATCATGTGGAGTGGCTCGATTGGTTCAATTCCTACTGGCTATGTGCTTTGTAATGGTTCAAGTGGTACACCAGACCTGAGAGATCGGTTTGTTGTAGGCGCGGGTAATTCTTACTCTGTAGGCAACAACGGTGGATTCGCGTCTAGCGGTGTGGTCACCAGCTCTGGAACAAACAACCCACTTTATTACGCATTGGCTTTTATACAGAAGACATAACATGAACGAAATCGATCCAATTCAATATGGGCAGTTGATTGCTAAAGTTGAGATGCTTGAATCACAAGTATCGGAAATGTCTACAGACATAAAATTACTTTTGGCGATGGCTAACAAATCTAAGGGTGGCCTGTGGGTAGGCATGACCTTGGCATCGTTGTTTGGTGGGTTGATTCATTTTGTTGGTGAGAAACTTTTAAAATGATTGAATTGGTTGCTCTATATCAAGGCTGTAAATTAGCCCACGAAGGCATCAGGAATGCTGTAGAGATATATCAACAATTCAAGGAAGATGGCAAAGATGTTTCTCAGATTGTTGGCGAGATAACTGGTCACTTGGGTAAGTTTTTCCAACACAAAGAAGATTTAGTTGTTGCTGAAAAAGAGGCAAAAGATACTCCTAAAGTTAACATAAATGTAAATGAAGAAGCAATGAACCGTGTTATGCGTACACGTCAGCTACAACAGATGGAAACTGAATTGCGTGAGATGATTATTTATCAGATTGGACTGCCTGGCCTGTGGGAAGAATTTGAAAAAATGCGTCAAGTGGTGCAAAAAGAACGCAATGAGCTGGAGAAACAAAAAAAAAGGCTATTGAAATTGCTAAGCGAAAACGTGAGATGCTTATCGAAAAGTATAGTGTTCGTGCCGCTATATGTGTGTCGGTTTTAGTTTGGGTGTTGACATTGGTTTTGGTTGAGTACAGCGTGTATCGCAGTTACCAAAAATCTAAATATCATATTGAGGATTGACTATGGATTGGTTAAAAAGTATTGCCCCAACAATAGCAACAGCTCTGGGTGGACCATTGGCGGGATTGGCGGTCAACGCTGTATCCTCTGCATTGGGAATTGATCCTGAAAAAGTACAGGAAACGATTGAATCAGGCAAATTGACAGCTGACCAAGTTGCATCCATTCAACAAGCAGAGTTAGCCCTTAAAGCACGCGCACAGGAATTAGGCTTAGACTTTGCTAAACTGGCAGTTGACGATAGAAAATCAGCTAGAGAACTACAAGCAACAACCCGCAGTTTTATTCCCCCAGCTCTTGCAATTCTTGTTACAGTAGGGTTTTTCGGCATTCTAATTGGCATGATGATGGAGACATTCAGGACAAGTGAAGCCTTGATGTTGATGCTTGGGTCACTAGGTACAGCATGGACAGGCATCATTGCTTTTTATTTTGGGTCATCAGCTGGGTCACAGGCTAAAGACGATTTGTTACACAAAAGCTCACCAACAAAATGAACTTATCACCAAATTTTACTCTTGAAGAGTTAACGCACACAGATCACAGGGAATTTTCTAATGAACCTAATGACATTGAAACAGCAAATTTATTCCGTCTTGCAGACTTTTTGGAAGATGTTAAAGTTGTATTACGCGGTAGGCCTATCATGGTTAACAGCGCGTTCAGAAGCAAGCAAGTTAACGATGCAGTCAAAAGTGCGGATACTTCTCAGCATCGTCTTGGCTGTGCTTGTGATTTTCGTGTTTATGATATGACCCCTGATGAGGTGGTCAAAGCAATAATTGCAAGCAATCTACAGTTTGACCAATGTATACGTGAGTTTGATAGATGGACTCATGTATCCATTCCCAACCATGAGACAGACAAGCCAAGAAGACAAGCACTCATCATTGATAAAACGGGCACAAGAGTTTATTCTTAAAGGACATTAACATGGCAACCAAATTTACAGTCACCAAAGGCGAAAAGAAACAAGACAACGATACACATTACGTTGTTAAAAAAGAATTCCAAAAAGAACGTGAACACGTCATGGCACTTGAAAAAGAATTGAAAGCGCACGAAAAGACTGACATCACCCACGCACACCCTAGACACAGCCCCAGCGCGACAGCAAATCAGCCCACAGCAGGCATACCAGCATTACGCAAGGGGTAGGTGTTTCTTTAGGTACAGATCAGTTACAGGCACACCGTGAGGCCATTGATCTGTTAACAAAAGGTAATGCAAGGTTTTAAGATGAGCATTGAGCCACAGGTCTTGACGTTCATCTTTTGACAATTTGTTACCAGTATCTATTTCCGTATGACATTTCTGGCACAAGGCGGCAACATAGTTATCGCTTGCTTTGATGCCACGCCCTTTCCCGCCATGCCAGTTAGAATGTGCCGCTTGCGACAGATAATGACCGCAATTCTGGCAGTTGAGGCTTGCGACTACTTCCAATAAGCGTTTCGAGCGTACATATTGAGTCTTCAAGTAAGATTTCGTGGGTGCTGTATCGATGGTCTTGTGTACATCTGTATCTTCTTCTTTTGGTTTTGTTGTCATTGTGTCTTGTCTCAAAAATCTTACCATTCCTACCACAAACTGGACATTTCATTATTCGTGTGACCTTATAGCTAATCGTTCTGATGCTTCACGGGTGCGCCATACATCAATGTGTAGACGCGATGATTCAATTTGGAATTTTAGGGTTTCTTCTTCATTGACTGCTAAGATTAAATCATCAATCAGCGCAATGTAAATAGGGTTAGCGAGAGCATCCCTTTCTTGAGCCGCAACCTGAGTTACGCCACTAGCAAATGCTTGTTGCATCAAGATTGCTTTGGTGGTCTTTAGTTTTAATTCAAAACCAATTCTGTTAGATTTAGCATTAGCATAATTAATTGCATAATTACCAATAAATGCCGCGTGTTGTTCAGGACTCATGTGTTTTTCTCTTTTCACGTTTAGACATATTTTTCAGCACAAACCACACAATACAGAGCATATCCATCACCAATACCACATTCAGCACACGACCCTATTACTGGTTGTGTCAATGCTTGTTTAATGGCTGTAATACAGGCGTACATCTGTGGTTCAAAGTCTTCTAGTATCCAGCCCTCCATGTTGAGCTGTTCAAGCAATATAAGCGACATTTCTAATGCTTTGTCTTTTGTCATTTTTCTTTTTTTCCAGCCTATTGCAATGTTTCGATCAATGCCCAAAATAAAACCCCTAGCATACAAACCAAACAAATCAACCCGAACAAAGCCAATACCATTACTGCTGTGGACATTCTGTTTCCTTTACTAGTATTTCAACAAACGGTTCACCGTACCTTTTTGTACAATGTAAATTAACAACTTGGGTGTCGTTGACGTAGATCACCCCTGAAATTGCATCGAGCACGGCCTTTGCGACATTGTCAATATCGGGACGTTTTGTTGCCAACATAAATCCATTTAAACATGCCTCCTTGTTCTTTTTTGAGTATGACGCAGGTATTGGTGTGGAAATATACAAAAACACGTCTAAAGCAGTTTTAAGTGGCTCGCTGGTGCCCATTGCTTTTTGAGCAAAACTACGAATTGTGTCTTCATAAGTACGGGTTTTCTCGTCAGTATAAGTGCGAACAAACTTGCCTACCCTAGCAAATCTTGCTCTGCCTTTACCTCTAGGCTCACCTGGTACTTTAAAAGTTACATGAAACATTGATGTCCTTTACACATAGGTTATGCTAGGGTGGATATACCACTCCCTCTCCAATCCAACCCACGCTACTGTATTCTCAAAGTAATCTTAAAATAATCTTAAAATAAAAGGATTAAATCCAAGCTCGTTAGACGGGTCTATTCAACTTATACATTAAGCCTAGTTGTCCACCTGAGTTACTTAATGCTTTACCAGTACCTAAACCAAGTCTGGTCACGTTTTGCTCTGGGGTGTATCAGAGTGCGGTGTTTTCTTCCAAGCAGTCCATTCAGACCCTCTGCTATCGTGTGGAGAACGGATGTCATACAGAAATAAAAAAAGCCACTTACTACTGCATCTTGGTAACGGTCTTCCATTGCTGGAAGCAAGACGCATGAGTAAATGGCTTTACCTATCCGTTGACCGTTACGACAACAACCTGATTATGCCTTGAACCACTCAGGTTTCAAAACCATCAACTGCCATATCCGACTTTTTGGAAGGGTCTTTCCCCATTGGCTTATTGCGGCCTGAGATATTCCTAATATTTGAGCCAGAGCTGTTTGTGTTCCCGCCAAGCTAATTGCTGTGTCTTTATCCATAACAGCATTATAAGTCAGATTATAACCCCCTGAAATAGAGGGGCATTATTCTGAGCATATTTACTTTATTTTATAAGCCCGCTTATAATTAAAGCTCGCCCTAGCGAATTGCAAAAGGGTCTTTTAAGAAAGAAGCAAAATGATTTGTACAGTATTAGACACAAGCACCAACAAAGTAGTTGTTAACATCAATGTTAAGAACGAGGACGATTTCCACAAGCGTGTATGGAGAATCGTTACAGAATTTAAATTGTGGTCATACGCCATTTATTTAGATAACAAGCTGGACTGTTACGCACAACCAGCTGGTACACCACCCTCACCCAAGCTCAACAAATCTTTAGTCAAGTAAGGATAAACATCATGACACGAGCAATCATCGAATCAGCATTGGCTATTTCAGAATTGGAATATGTTTTAGACAACATTTCTACTGATGACAAAAAGAAAATTGAAGACTATACAGATGCTGAAATTTTGCATGAGGCTGAATACGTTTTACAACTTTTCATTAACCCTAATGAGTCACATTGGAATGCAGAAGATTTACGCGGTGAGAATGGAACAGAACAACAAAATTGGGCACGTGCTGAGATTCGCAAACTTAGAGCATTTATTAAAAAATACAAAGTTTAACTGATGAGGCCTGAATGGCCGAAACCCCGCAAGGGGTCTTAAACAACTTAGCCCTCACGGGTCTTTTATAAAGGAAATTATCATGGCTCACTTAATTGAAAACAACGCATTCACTAACAAGGCAGAAATTGCTTATGTCGGAGAGAAACCTTGGCACGGTCTGGGACAAGAGCTGACCAAGGATGCGCCCATCGAGGTTTGGAGAAAAGAGGCAGGATTAGATTGGCAAGCCAATATTTCTCCTGTGTTGTACTTACCACAAAATGAGGCTTTGCCAATCCGTTGTCCTGGGAAAAACGTCATCTATCGTTCTGACACGGGTGCTAGTTTGGGTGTTACAACCAATCGTTATCAGATTCACCAGCCCTCAGATGTTTTGGATTTTTTCAACACATTGGTACAAAGCGCAGGTTTCAGCCTTGAGGTTGCAGGCGCAATCAAGGGCGGCAAGCGTATTTGGGCATTGGCTAATGTCAACAAAGAAGCATGTGTAATGAATGAAGATGCTGTTAAGGGTTATTTGCTCTTGTCTACATCTTTTGACGGTAGCACAGCGACCATTGGTCAATTCAGCAGTATTCGCGTAGTGTGTAACAACACATTGAGTGCCGCAGACAGAGAAACAGCACCATCGAGAATATCTCTCACCCACGGCTCAAAATTTGATGCGTCCCTGATGCGCGACAAACTTGGCCTTGTAGTGGGCGGTTTCGAGGGAATGATGGACAACTATCGTGCTTTGGCAAGAGCAAAGGTCAATGGCAAATATGTAGACCAGTTTTTGGCCAAGATGTTTCCTGTATCCGACAAGGATGTCAAGCTGAAGCAATCTAGGGGCTATAGCAAGGTTTTGGAGTTATTTGAGGGCGCGGGTATGGGCGCAGACTTAAAGGGTGCTAAGGGCACAAAATGGGGCTTGCTGAATGCTGTTTCAGAGCATATCGATCACCAGCGCGGCAACAATGTTGACAATCGCATCAACAATGCTTGGTTTGGTGACGGCAACCGTCTCAAGACCCAAGCTGAGCAATATTTACTAGCATGACCAGAGCTGACGCCAACCTGATACTTGACCAGTTGAAGGTTGGCATTCCCCATCCCATTTATGTAATCAACCAAGCCCTGACTGTCACGGGCGATCTAAGGAGCATTCCATGCCAATCTATTACAAACCAACCCCTAGAACAATAAAAGAAGCATTTCCTAAGACACCTGAATATGGTGCATCTATTGAGATACAAGTGCCAAACCTTACTCCAGCCGACAGAGTGATACGTGTTGTCGCTTTGGTAGGAGTGATTGTGTTGATGTTAGACCTTTTTTTGTGGAGAGCAGTATGACTAGAGCAGAGCAAATTTTCAGAGATTTAAAAGTCTCATTGGAAAAACACCAACATGACCGTCTAGCAGAATTAAGTTATTGCTACGGTTATTTGGGGTCTACAGTACAAACCCTATGTTTTGAGTTGGAGCAAAAGGAGCAAGAAATTACTTCTTTACGCGCAGAATTGTTAGACATTCAAAAGGAAATGATATGAAAAATATAGCAACAGCATTGGTGAAAGCCCAAAAGGAATTTGGACCAGCACTCAAGAAATCCAACAACCCGCATTTCAGGAGCAAATATGTTGACTTGGCAGGTTGTATTGAAGCTGTGGTAGATGCTTTGAACAACAACGGCATTTTTATCAACCAACACACTTATGAGCACAATGAAGGAATTGTGATTGAAACGGTTTTCCTACATGAGTCTGGCGAACAGATGAATTGTGGAAGGTTGTTTTTCCCTGCTAACAAACTTGACCCACAGGGTTTTATGTCGTGCTTGACCTATATCCGTAGGGCATCACTAATGACTGCCACGGGTCAAGCACCAGAGGATGACGATGGCAACGCAACAGTAAAAGTTGAGCCAAAAGAATTGCCTACAAAGAGTCATGTAGAAGCAGGCAAATTGGCTTTCCTAATTGACAAAATGCGTGAGGCTGAGACAGAGGAACAGCTGGTGGCAAGTTACAGGATTGCCTACCAAGCCTGCCACAACGAGAAAAACTATCAGGATCAGGTTGTGAAAGTAAAAAATGAATTGAAAGGAGCAATCAATGGAAGAAATACCGTGCCCGATATGTCCGCTGGGTGAATTGGAAATCACAGAGACCCGCAGACATCTGCATTGTGCAATTTGCGGATATTATGAATCAATAACAGGAGATGAAGATGATTGAACAACGTACAGAGGAATGGTTTAAACAGCGTTTAGGCAAGGTAACAGCATCAGCTATATCTAATGTCATCGCAAAGACCAAAACAGGCGTAAGCGCATCTAGGGAGAGCTACAGCACACAACTGACACTAGAAAGGCTAACTGGACAGCAGGCTGAGTTTTACACCAATGCGGCAATGGAATGGGGAACAGCTACTGAACCACAGGCCAGACAGGCTTATGAGGTACACAAAGGGGTTTTTGTAGATGAAACAGGGTTTGTTACGCACCCAGAGATCGAAATGTCGGGTGCAAGCCCTGACGGTCTAGTGGGTGAAGACGGCCTTGTGGAGATCAAGTGCCCTGAGAGCAAAACGCAGATGGAAACATTTCTTAATAAAAAAGTACCAACAAAGTACATTCCGCAGATGCAATGGCAAATGGCTTGTACTGGTAGGAAATGGTGCGACTATGTGAGCTTTGACCCAAGAATGCCGAGCAATCTGCAAATATTCGTGTCACGGGTCAACAGGGATGAGGCATACATCAAAATGCTTGAAACAGAGGTGAAAACCTTTTTGGCTGAAATCGATCAAAAAATTGAAATACTAAGGAACATCACATGAGCAAAATATATCCATACGGGATTTTAATGACGATAGATGAAATCATTGTTATCAACCAAGCTGTTGACGTGGCAGAAATGCTTGAATGCGGGATTGATCCTGATGAATGCGCTGAAGTAGCATCAAGTCAAAAAACGATTTTGCACGCCAAATTAAGCCTGTTTAAAGCCAAATTTGAGGTTTTTATGTGTGAAATTGACTCAAACTTGCCAAAAACTGATGAGACAGAGAATTTTAAAGGTTGGATGAAAGAAACATTCGGAGGTAAAAAATGAGCAAGGTATTAAAAGAAATCAAGGTCATTACAGGGTCTTACAAGAATAAAAACGGTGAGCAAAAAAACCGTTATTCACGTATTGGCTCGATCATCGATACATCTAAAGGCGCAATGTTGAAAATAGACAACATTCCTTTAAAAGAGGGCGGTTGGGACGGTTGGGCGTACTTGAATGATCCGATGCCACAGGACGATGGAGGTGTTCCGCACCCCCAAGTAAGGCGTACTGGCGGTAATTTCGACAACATGGAAGATGACATACCCTTTTAAGGAGCAATCATGCAATTAGGATTTGACTTTAACCATGCTAGAGCACGCAGGAGTGACCCACAGACATCGAAACAGGCCGCACTCAGCCTTGACCCTACGGAAACCGAAACACTTGTCCTAGAGGTGATTAGGCTGTTTCCTGACGGTTGTATCTTTGACGACATTTTGCGTGAACTGCCAACACTTAGGGAAGGGAGCATTTCACCTAGACTGAAACCTTTGAGGAAAAAAGGATACATAGAAGAAACTGGGGAAGTGCGTAAAGGCAGATCAGGCCGCAATCAAAGGGTATTGCGTTGTGTAAAAATATGATATAGTTAAAACACTACCACACGGTAGTGTTTTTTGCAAAGAAACAAAAGGATTCAAAATGGGTTATTCAAACATGGAAAAAATGCCAAAAGGTGCAAAATCTTCTGACTCTACTGGTGAGAAAAAGATTGGTGCATCAATGGTAGACAAAGAAGTAATGCGGCCTGGTGCTTCAGGCGAGAAAATCCCTAAAGGCGCATTGTCTAGCGACACAAGTGGTGAGCGTAAGCGACCCATTCAAGGTGGCGTAGGCATGGGCATGATGGACGGCATCGGTTCACGCGACAAATCACACATGGGAATGCACGACGGTCGCATGGGTGAAATGAAAGGCGGCAGTTCAGAAAAGAATTGCTATGAGCATGAGAGATACGAGCACGCACAAGATAAAATGTAATGCGAAATGCCCCCAAGCTACAACAAGGGGGCATCTCTAACCACAAACACAATGGGAGTTGTGAACATGGCTGATAGTAATTGTAGAGTATGTAGACACTTTGTTGATGTGAATCAGGCGGTTGGCACTTGCAGACGCTATCCACATTATCAAAACCGCAGTCCTAAT